GTTCCAGAACGCCTTGAAAGGATTTCCAACCTCCTTGTCACGACGGACCATCGCCGCGGCAAAATGAGGAGAGAGGGAGCGAGTTACGTTGCCAGCGCCAAGGTTGACGATGGCCTGCGGGTAACAGGCGACGACGTTGAGCGATGCCGCAAAGTCGGCTGCCCAGGCAGCGGCAAGTTCGCGGGTTGTCACCGGCGTATCAGCAAACACGAGGCAATCAATAAGCTTGCCAGAGACCGCAGCCGCCGCAGTCGCCACGGGGTTGGCCACGTTGCCGATGCGCTTGGTCATGTATCCTGGCGAAAGGATGCAGCCGGGCTCGAGGCCCAGTTCGGCCTTTGCGTCAAGGAACGACCAGACGCCCGTCTTAGCTCCTGCAGATCCGACGATCGAATTTGTTTCAGCTTCCAGCTTGGCATCGACGTCGGTCAGTACAGAATGCTGAGAGCGGTAAAAGACGACATCGGTAATGATGCCCTCGGAATTGATCTGCGAGATGGTGTCCTGGGCAACGCCGGCGCCAAGCTTCGCGATCTGCGCTGGATCATCCGTGGAGATCTTTGTCAGCTCGCCGATGGGGAAAGCGGTGTTGTCCGCTGCCGGCGCCGGAAGCGCGATCGCGACGACCGTGCTGTCGCGGGTATCGATCTTCGCGACAGTGGCGCGAAGGTCTGAAAAGACGCGAACGCCGACAAAGTCCGTGGTCCCAGCCATAAATAGTGCCCCTGAAGGTGTGTCTGTTTTCAGGGTCGACCTTACGCGCGCGCGCAAAGAGAAAGGGGCTGACAGATGTCAGCCCCTTGGTTTTGGCAAGATCGGCAGATTAACCGCGCGTTTGAAAGCGCTGTGGTGACAGCTGTACGGCGAAAGCCGCATCCACCTCGGCCGTGGTCGAGATCGAGCCGTCGCCGATCGCGGCCAACACGTCGGCCTCGATCGAGAAGCAGTCATTCACGTGGTCTAGAACCGCGTCGCTGGCATGGATTATGGTTGCGGCATCCAGCGTGATGAAACTGCCGTCCGGGCATTTCCACTGGGCGGTAAAGGCGGGGTCTTTGTCCGCCTTCATGCGTGCGCCGGAGATCATGATCTTCGACCGGTCGTCAGTTGCGACATCGAGGCCGCCGACGACAATCCCGCCGACCTCACGCTCCCAACGCTTGGTTGCCGTGTAGGCATTGAGATCGATTGCTGACGGCACATACGGCGGGATCGTGTTTCCCTCCGCTTCCCATTTCGCAATCATTTGGCGATGGCTGTTCCCCATATCGTCGGGGACCAGTGTTTCTCTTACATCATTGTCAAGCATCGCGCGGATCATTCCGCTTTCGGTGTAGCCTATGACCTCCATGTCAAATCTCCGCTTGAGCTAGGGCTTCGTAAAGCAAATATACGGCTCCCGTCGTAGAAAGGGCTTGAATGCCTATTTCAAAGTGCCGCTCACTGACGGAAAACACGGTGTCGTAGCCATTGCCGCTGAGATACGTAAGACTCGGTGTCCCTCTCATCGGTGGGGAGATCGGCCCTCCAATGCTGAAGTTGAAACCTTGCTGCCCATAGCCACGAGTTGCGGCATATATCTTGCGGCAGAACCGCTGACACAGGTTCAACTCTTCTTGATATTTGCGGGCAAAATACTGTGCGTTTCCGAGACCTGGGACAACCTCAACGTCACGAATAAGCCAGCCACCGGTGTTTGAACATCCTTGCGCAAAAAATTCGAGGTAAGAGCCAAGCTGCGTAATCCCGGCTGGGAGATCAAACGTGATATGCTTTCTATCAGCCAACGTCGGGTTTGAAGCAGCAGTAATTGTTTGCGTCATCCGAGTGGTGATGTTCACAAACCCGCTTTCACCATCAACAGTCATAAACCGCACTATCAGATCACCGGGGGTGCCTGTCTTTTGGCAATCAAAAGAAACCGTTACCCGACCGTCAGGGTTGTACTCAGGGAGGAGCTTCCTGAATTCAATGGTCTCAAACTTTTGGTAAAAGTTGATATTGATCAACGATGCCGTATTGCCGTTTATTTGCGCGCGGTAACGCCCACCAGCAAGATCTCGGCTGCAAGCTGCAGTAGCTCCCGAGAGATACCATCGGTCAAAGCAGTAACCGCTACCGACATAGACGACGCCACCCCTTTGGTTGACAGAGAAATCGCCGTTTATGACGATGCTTCTATCGGCTCCAACTGCCTGCGCGCCGATGTTGGCGATGGCCTGGCCCTTCTCGGAAGCGCTGAAATTCTGTGATGCGTCGACCTGAACCCGCTTTGCAAGAGCGCTCGCCTGCGGCGTGCTGACTGGCTTGTCTGAGTCCTTGGTGTTGTCGACATTGCCAAGTCCGACGTCGGCCTTTTCAAGCGTAACGTCTTCGGAGAGTTCCTTGCCGGCAACCTTGCGACTATTTGGAACTCGAGCAGCCAACCCAGAGGCCAAAGCCGCCGCAGTGGCATAGTATGCCGGCAGCTGCCCGCCGAGCTTAGCCGAGTTCGGCGAGATACCGTCGATAATGATCTTGTCGATCTGATCCTGCGCGAGGTCGATCGACACCTGAAGGTTGGCGATCTGCGGCGCAACGTTCGCCTGAATGTAATCAAGCGACGCCTGGATGCCCTCCTGCTGGAGCAGCTCGAAGGACGCTTCCAACCCTTCGCGGGCATCGAGACGTTCCGCGATATCACCAAAGACGGTATTCCACAGGTCCCGATCGAAGGTCGTTTTCGGCCAAGATGGCAGCTGGTAGCGGTCAGAGCGGGTTGGCGTAGTCAATGGCTTCCTCCCCGTCCTGGTCGACTATGGCCTTGATCATGGATCCGGCCATCGTGATTTCGTTCAAGGGGCGGTAGGTGAACGCCCCCAGCTTTACGCTCCGCGCCAGACGCACGTCGTAGGTCTTCTCGTTTTCAATGAGGGCCAAGGAGAAGCCTTTTTCCTGTTCCGTCGTCATAGGGACCTCAAAGCGCTGAGATGAACACGTCCTGCACAAACGGCACGGACACGACATTGTTGGTGTTGGCCGCCATCTTGATGCGGACCGCAGTCGTGGCCGCACCGAGGACATAGGTCGACAGGTACGTGCGTCGCGTCGGCCGCAGTGGATCGATGGTGACCTGTGTGGTGGTTGGGGCGACGGTTGTAGCACCCACCATGATCGACGGTGTGAAGGTATGCCGGGCCGTATCGAAGGCATCGACAGTGATTTGCGTCACGATCGAAGTGGTCGAAACACCAAAGGCGAAACTCTTGGTCACCCCAACCATGTTTGCACGGTTGCGCGAGGCACGCGACACGGCCTTGTCATCAAGCTGGATCATCGGCTGCAGATCGGCGGTGCCCATCATTACCATGCGCAGCTCGACGGATGCCGGCAGGCCGACAAGCGGATTGGTTGCCGGATCGCCGTCGTCGAGTTCAACCCAAAGATCGGTACCGGCTGGACGGATTTCCCATGCGAGCTGGCAGCCACCCGGCACCCAGCCGGCATAAAGCATGTCGATCTGGGTCATACCGTCCGCAAGATTGAGCGCCTGCATCGGGATGACCGTTCGGGGGCTGCGATAGCGAGCAGCATTGAGGCGGAAGCAGATGTCTGTTTCCGTCGATCCTTGCGCGAACGCACCATCTGTCGTGATGAACTGGGTGCCGCCAGTGTACTTGTTCGCACCCGAGACATAGAGCGCATGCGCACCCGTCGTGATGGTGACGATCGCATACCGCTTGCCGCTCTCCAGCAGCGTGATCGGCATCACGCACTTGTTCCAGCCGACGACCAGATTGCCGTGCGGCAGGATACCCTGCGCCAGAACAGCGTCAAATTTCGGCGTGCCGGCATTCGTGGTCTCGACCACAAAGACATGTACATCACCATCGGCGCCGACACGAGCGAATGCCAGATCGATGCTGGTCAACTGCATCGGCTGCGCGACAAGGAAGGACTGACCGTAGATCGAGCCGTTCACGCCGACCTCTTCGGTGACATAGTCCCAATAAGGGTCGGCATAGATTTCGTACCGGATCTGACGGACGCCATAGGTCTGATGACCAGGACCATTGTTTGTGTCCTGATAGACGACTTCGAAGGTCTCGCCGCCGACGTTCAGCATCTGGCCGGCACGCGCGTCACCTCCCAGACCCGCCCAGCCTGCGGCGTTTTCGCAAGCCCACTGGGTCGGCCCATAGGTCATGCGAATACGCGAGACTTCCTTGCGAACCAGCGTTGTTTCCGTGTGGACCAGCTGCGAAATGTTGAGCGTGGCATCCATCGAGGTGTTGGCAATCCGCGTTACCTCATCAAATGCCGGCACCATACGGCGGCCACGAAAGGCAACCTTCGGATCATCTTCTGCCAGCACCTCAAGCCGGGTCTGGTTGGTCGCAGCAAAGCCGAAACGCACACCTTCCTCGATACGGGCAAGCCAATCGACATGGGCGTTATCCCACTGGGTCATAACGAGGCCCTGGTCGTAGACATAGGCACGAGCCTCGTCAGGAAGCTCAATCTTCAGACGAGCCGCACCGATATCTCGTTGCATCTGTCGAATGATCACCGGGCGCGGGATTTCATCGAGCTTGCCCCAGATGTTGACGATCTGGGTTTCGATCGTTTCCGTGCGCAGGAACAGGCCGCTGAGATCGACCTCGAGCGAGGTTACCCGTCCTTCGACCTCGTAAAGAGTCTTCACACGGCTGTCGTTACCAGGCTCGATCGCCTCGATGCCTGAAGAAGTCAGCAGCACAAAGGCAATACAGGCATCGGTTGGGGCGACGACGGGCTTGGTCGGAACGGGATTGGCTTCGCCGGCCTGGACGATCATTGAGACTTTGCGATTGATCGTCTTCGGCGTCGTGCGCTGGACGATGACGCTGGTTTCCGGATCCTCTGAAGTTTCGAACGGCCGGTTCGCGCTTTCGGCGACCTCCTCGCCACGAAGCAGGATGGCTACCCAGCGCTGGTCGGAAGCGGCGGCAGGGATCCGCACCTGCAGGTTCAGGTCGATCGGAGCGGCCTGTTCATAGACAATCTCGCCAGCGACATACCGACCAGCAGATACGGTTATTTCCTGCGCCGATTTCTGGGCTACAGTGAAGGCCGCCCAGTGCGCCGGGTAGCCAATGGCATCGAGCCAAACCTTGTCGGTGGCTTCCTGACCGTAGAGGCCGATATTTTCGAAATCGCCATGATCAGCAATCTCCGCATCAGAAAAAGCAACGCGCTTCATGATCTCTCCTTAGTCGAGGCATCTGCGGTCCATCCAGCCAGCGACGGCGTGACTGCCGTCGATCAGGATGCCGTCTTGAATTGTGATGGGGCGTCGCCACGCGAACGTGATCGAATATTGTGTGTCCGGAACCTTCGCGATCGATAGCGCGCGCTTGGCGCGGCGTAGCGGCTCCAGATCGACAGGACGAAGAGCTCCGCGACCGAAGCTTGAACGACCAATCTGAAACCGGCCTGCCGGCGCTTGGAGCCTCACGCGCACCAGGTAGTGTGCGGTGAATGGCAAATGGTTGATTGGGGTACGCCCGAGAACCGCACGGCCAAACGTGAAGCGAGCGGGATGCGAGACCACATCGATGATCTCGGCATCGACGAAATCGAGGTACCTCTGGGCGCCAGCGCGCATGCCCTTCAGCTCGCCGATCGGCGACGCAGGATAAAGCACCGATACACCCGCCGCCTGCGCGATCATCTCGCGTTTGCGGTTTTCTGACCAATCTTCGAACCACAAGTCGACCGAATGATGCGCGCCCAGCCAAGGAAGGAAACGGGCTTCTGTCCGATAAGGGTCGAGCAACTGCGCGTATGGCACCGGCAAGCCATCCGACATGCCAGCAGATGCGGCCGCTTCGAAAGGTGGCGTAACGGTCGCTGGAAGGAGACGTGCGACTGCGCTCATTGCGGATCTCCCAGCTCGACGACCGGATCGACGAGGACGGGAACTTTGTACGGAGCTGGTGTGATAACTACGGGCGCCGCGTCGTGGACTTTTGTCACACCTGGTCCATAGGCAGCGCCTGCCAGTAGTCCTGCTGGTATCTCGCCGCCGATCGCTATCCGCTCGATCGCAGCCGCGCGAACCCGAGCCTCAGCCTCCGATCTTATCATCGCTGCAACGGCACCTGCTGCGTGGACTTCCAGGACAAGATGAACGGTGTACTCGACACGCTCGGCCGGCATGACTGAGATAGCGACTGCTTCCGGGGCACGATTGATGTTCGTAACTGCGGCTCGAACTGCAGACGTCTCGACGGCGGTTGGAAGGCGGCCGAAAGGACCAATGAGCACAACATCAGTATCACCGCGACGGCCGTGTACCGCCCGGCCATTGACCCTAGCATGCCACAGTCCACTGCTCCGATCGTCGGACTGGGGCCATGCCGACCAGGCATCGAAAAGATATCGACCTGCAGATCCCGCCGAGGGAGCATCGAATGACAACAGGAACCGACGCAGCAATGCTGCATCGCCTTCCATAATCGCTTCGTTATCACTGCCGGCCGGCACGATAATCTGCCGCTGGACGTTGCGGCCTGCCACGAGATTGTCGAGGTTCCCGGCTGTTGCCCTGGGAGCCAGCAGCGCCATGATCCCGTCATTAACCCGCTGCCGATCGAGATGCCTCAAAAAAGACCATGCCTGCCCGACGATCACAGCCGGATCAGTTTCCTCCTTGTGAACGTCGAACATCGGAAGGCTTGGATCGACCAGGCGCTTCGCATCCCAGACAGCAAGGAAACGCGCTACGAACGCCTGAAACAGCGCCTCGTTGTCCAGAAGCTCGATCGCGTCAGGAAACGGCAAGCGGGAGAGATCGATAGTTTCGGCGACGTAAGTCATGCGCCCCCCAGCTGGTTGAGAGGCGTCGTCTTCAGTCCGAGGGGAATGGCAAGGTCATAGTTGCCGAAGCGACCTTCTGGAAAATAGACGCCGCCATACCGCAAGCCTAACTTGCCGCCTTCGGACAGTGTCACGAGCTGCAGCTGCGTGATTGCATACTCGTGCTCCCACTTGGCAGCAGAGGCGTAGAGTTCGTTATAGAGAAGCAGTGCAATCGCTGGGGTCAGATCCTCGGACAGCAACGATCGCAAGTCCGAACCGAAGTCCAATCGCATGACGCGGCTATCGATCCGAGTGCCCCAGATCTTGCCAAGCGACTGCATCAGGTGAGGAATGCCGGTGATGACCTTCCCAGTCCTGCCGTCGATGCCTGTCCGGTATCGGATTTCGCCTGCCATAAATTCCTCTTTGAACGCTGTTTAAACGGCCTTCTCGGCCGGCATCGATTGAAGGTGACCTGCCAAAAGCTCGGCTCGTGCTTCGCTTTCGGTCAGGAGAAGTTCTTGGCCCTTCCGGGCGGTTTTGCCGTTGATGCGACCAGGGGCCAGATCGGTCACTCGGTAAGGCTGCTTCTCATCAACGCTCGTGTTTGTTTCGGTTTGTTTCGTCTGCTTCGCCATGGTTGCTCCTTAGATCGGCGGGCCTGAGTCGCCTGGTGGTGCCGAGATATGACCGTGATCATCCCCGACGTTCTTCTCGTTGTGCTTGAAGAAGCCATTCTTCGCCTGAAAGTCGCCGTCCACGGTCACTGGCCCCTTCAGAAGGATACCGCCGTCGGCGAGAAGTTCGATCCCGCCTTCGCCGCGGTCAAACACCGCGGTATCTGACGACTTGGACGGCGCGGCATTGTCGCGATCGTAAGTTCCTGGTTCCGCGATCGAGCCTTCACCTACGGTTCCGGATTGTGACACGAGCTTCATCTGCTCGCCGACCTTCGGCTCCGTGTGGATCTTGAGATTGCCGGCGCTAGCTTCTTGCCAGCGCACCCACGGCGACAGGACATCCTTCCCGCCACTGGTCATGCCGAGTTTCAGGCGCAGAAGGCGCTTCTCCGGGTCGACTTCTGCGACCTTCCCAGTGAGCATCATCATGGCAAGGCGGCGCTCGGCCCGCTCGATGCGTGCGTGAAGCCGGCGATTTTCGCGGGCGTAAGGATCAAGCATCGTCATCCCCCATGACAATCCATGGGCGAATTTTGTCGATCGAGGCTGGGTCACCATAATGAACGGCCGTCAAATCGTTGGAGACCTGACCGATATCGGCTGGGAAGATTGACGGTGTGAGATCGGCGACGATCTGCGACCAGGTAACGACATAATAGGCCGTTCCCTGTTCGGCATCCTTGATAGTGAAGAACGGTTTCAGCTCGGCACCCGGCTTTTCCTCGATCGGCAGGACGCCTGTACGGCCCCACAAAGAAACGTTCGGGTCGGCGAGGATCGACAGGACGTGCGATCCGATCGCAAGTCCGACCTCTTCCTTTTCGCGACGCTTGCCGGCGATCGCCTTTGCCTCGGCAACCACATACGCCACCCACTCGACGGCAAAGCATGACGCGCCATCCATGAGGAACGTTTCACGCACTCGGCTCCAGCCGACGCCGATGCCCGGTGCACGCACCACGGCCTTCTTTACAAGCTCCGAAATATCGACCTTGCCGGGATGCTTCTCGATCGTGATCCCGGCCAAATGCTGGCGTAGGGTGGCGACGATCGCCGACTGCACCGGTGCGAGCGGGTCATGCTCGAGCATTTGTTCAAGTGTACGCGGCTCGATCATCGGAGCGCTCCGAAATGGTCACTCACCAGATCCTCGATCTCAGACATGTTCTCGGCCGACAAGCCGACAAACGGACGCGCTGGGATGGTGACCGACTTCGCGAAAACGCCGTTGCCGCCGATGGAAAAGGCGAGGACGTCGCCGTTCTTCGGCACGATCGTCATGCCGTCCTGGTGGACGTGCGCGCGCTCCCAGGTGGAACCCCACTCGGCCTCGTCTGCCGACGCTGTCCAAGAAATCGAATAGAGCAGGTGTTGGCCGCTTTCGACCAGGATGGATGTGCCCTCGCTGTTCGGCTTCCAGGCAGTGCCGTCAGGCGCGGTCTTTTCTTCCGAGATCCGCCGACGTGTCTGGCTTTCGCCAAGGGCGCCCAGCATCGTCATCAACTCGGTCGGGTCGAAATCGAGGATCGGCTCCAGCTTTTTGAGAACGGTTGAAAGGTCGCCGGAGTCGACGATAAGGGAAACGCTCATATCCGGCCAAGCCTCTCGCGGGTGAACATCCGCTCGGGCGCGGAAACGATGACCTCATTCTGGCCAAGATCGGCGCTCGGTTCATCCGCCGAGCCGGACGATGTTGATGTGGTCAGCGCGCCCTTGCCAGCAGCAATTGCTTCCAACCGCTTTATAGCCTGATCATAGCGTTCTTTGATGTTTTCCGACGACCGAGAGAACGCCAGCGCGATCCGATAAAAGGCTATGTCGATGGCATACACGCGAAGGACGTCGAGCGAGGACTGATCCAGTCCGGAAAGATCCGCGGCGGAATACCGAGCGGCCAGGATGGCGCGGATCTCTGTAGAGGCGTCATTGAGACCAAAGCCGATGCGGGCATCATCACGCAAGCCGGTGTTTTCATCCGCGGCAACAAGCGTGAGCTCGTGAGGGAAGCGGGCTTCCATGTCGGAAATAGTAGCGTATGTCGTCATATCACCCTCGGATTTTGGTCCCGCTGCGGCCCCTCCCGCTCAGGAAGCAGTCAGTCGGCTGGCGGCTCTGCGCCTTCATTTCCATCCGGGTCGGTAGCTTCGTCTGCATCATCGGCCTCGAACTCTTCCCACCGGCCGTCGAGCTTCAGCAGCGGATCGCCGCGAAGTGCATCGAGTGCCTTTCCGATCTCCTCGGATGTGCTGCCCAATTCGTCCTGGCGGATCTCGCGAGGCTCAGGGCCGAAGGATAAACCGGCACGACGGCGTGGCCCGGCCGGCGCACTGACGATGAGTACCTGTTCCGCGACCATCATCTTTTGCAGCTCACCCTCGGCGGCCTGCTTGGGTTTGCGTGATTTTGCAGTGCTCATCTGTCTCTCCTGACGGTTCTTGGGAAAGCAGCTCAACAGCTGATTGCCAAAGAACCGCCGGCCGCTTGGGAGGAAACAGCGGCCGGCGATCTGGGGACCAACGCGGCCCCCGCCCGGGTCAGTTAAGAAGCGGTGCTTCGATAATCTGAACGAGGTTCTGGACTGTGTTGGTCGAGCCGGCGATTTCCTTGGAAAGCAGGACCTCGCGAGCATTGAACAGGTTTGTATTGCCGGTGATCAGATGGGTCGGCCGGATGTTGAGCTTGCGGCCCTCGTCATCCGTGAAGCTTGCCATCGCGGTGAAGGCTTCCTTGAGGTTGGCCGCATCAAGCGTATCGGTCGAACCGAAAGCCATCTGCCAGAACCCGAAACCTGCGGCGACACGAGCATCGACGCCGTACATGTACTCGTCTCGCATGAACGCAGCGTCCGAAGTCTTCGGATCTTCCTTCGAAACGAAATTGTAGTCCCGGCGTTTCTGGAAGATCCACGGCTTGAGCGGTTTGGACAGGTCCGCCAGGATCCACATCTCGCCGGAACCAGGAGCGTAGTTCTCGACGGAGGTGACGTTCCCAGGCTTGCCGACCGGATGATCGGTATCGAAGAAGTTTTGACCGTCGTAGCAGCCCGTCGTCGCGCCGTTGTTTATGAGATCGAAGGTGATCTCGTCCGGGTGCAGCGCCGCTGAGTTACCCATCATTTGGAAGCGCGGAGAGTAAAGACCGAGCTTGTCGTCCTCGATGTCGTCACGCATGACGCCGATTGTGGACTCGAACTTTTCGTTGCGGATCGAATAGCCCTTGGCAGCAAGGCTGTTGATCTGGCGATCGCCGATCCACTTACGCAGCTTCGGGATATCCCCCAGCCAGCCATAGGTTTCTTCCGAAGCCGTCGAGGTAACTACGGTTGCAAGTTGCTGATAAAGTGTCGTCGTGCTCGTGAGGCCGAGCTGGAACGATGTCTTGAAACCGCGCTGGGCGGCGGCAAGCAGATCGGGCGTGATAACGCGCGTCATAGAATGGTCCCCTGAAGGTTGATTAAGGTCAGGAACCGACGCGTACGAAGACGCCGTCGCTTTCGACCAGGATGATCTTGCCCGCAACAGAGCGGGTGTTGGTGGCAGCGGTCTTCGCAACCGTCTGGTCGTCAACCAAGTAGGCGTCTTTGTTGACGTCACCGGCAGTGACGGCATCGCCGGGCAGGTTGAAAAACTTGAACACGCCGCGCTTGAACTCGACAGATGCAGCAGCATCGGCGCCGGTGTTTTTGACCGTCTTGGTGGCGATACCAAGCACGGTCAGCGCCAGACCGGTTTTGCCGGCGATTGCCAACCCAGCCTCTGTGGCAACGATCGCGCCTTGGAGAATGGTCGCGCCACCCTTCATTGGAGCCTGTGCATAGATGCCTTCGATCTCGGTCGGCTGGCGCGCCTGGGTCATTGCAGACATATTCTTGTTCTCCGGCAAAAAAATCGGTTGGGAATTAGGCGGCGATCAAGCCGTTCGCCTTGCGGTAATCGTCTTCGGAAAGACCCATCTGACGCATGACATCGCGGTCTTCGGCAGAAAGGGTCGACAGCTGGTTGGCTGGCGTCTTGCCGTCGAGGGTCGATGCCGCAAGCGCTGACGTCGTGACACCGAGAAGAGCGGTAACGGAAGTGAGGCCGTCAGCCGTAGCGCAGAGCGCTGCGTACTGCTCTCGCTGGGCAGGCGAGATTTTCTTTTCCTTCAGCGCGCCCTCGAGCAGCGCATCCACCTTGGACTGGTGATCTGCCTTGGTGCGGGTTTCAAGATCAGCCGACAACGAAGCCACCTTGTTCAGCGCTTCCTGGTGGACTGCGGGATCGATGCGGGACTTGAGGGACGAGATTGCAGACAAGCAGGAGTTTTCGGCGGCGTCTTCGGTCAGGCCGAGGGCGACTGCGATGGCTTTCAGCATTTTAGGCTCCGGAGTTGAGGTAAGGTCGGCCGACGCTACGGCCGGCATGGATGCAGCGGGTGCAGCGACGAGCGCGGCCGAGTGCAGCCAAAAGGCACGGCCCTGTTCGTCATGCTTGAGCACTGGCGAGATGTAACGATGGGTGCGGGCCGTAAGGACGCGAAGTCCTTCCTCCAACCATTCGACCTTGCCGAATAGTCCCGTAGCTCGCGCTTCAAGCTTGGAGATCCACCCCACGGCAGGCGCATTGTCGCCGAACATCGCCTTCTTGACCGTCGCATGGTCAACATCAACGGGCAGATCGATGCCGTCCTGCACGAAGCGTGCAGCCAGCAATTCGGGGTCGACATCAAACTGACGCCCATCGCGAGCGGTGAACTTGCCACGCGGCGCGACCATGATCCACTCAGGACCACGATTGGCCGCAGCTGCGGCCGGATCAGCCACGAAGGCGTCGAGGACCGTCAGTCCGGTCATGCTATCGGCGACGCCCATAGCAGGCGCTGCGAGGCAGGAAATCAGGAAGGTGGTTGCGGTGTGTTTCGACATGAGGCATGTTTGCCATGTCGAGGGCATTAGGCCGGGCTGACAGCTGTCATCCCCTCAAGCACGCCGGAAGATTGCCCGCTCACCCCACCATAGCGCACACGCTTCAAAATTGAAGCAGTTTTGAAGCCCGCTGACGCGATTTCAGGTAACCTTACGGGTATGCGGTCGTCTGACCCCTCTTGCGCGCGCCTACGCCCGCTCTATGCTTGATGTGAAATCGGCTCGGGGGAAATGATGAAAGCAGTGGCTCTGGCGCTTGTTGCGTCCTTATCAGCGGTGCCAAGTTACGCGGCCGACTGGCCACCAGCAGACAACTATCTGAACCCGATCGTTGACTGCGCTTCTGCACCCAGCCCCGATATGTGCAACTCTTCGAAAACGACTTGGCGGGATAACTATCGGAAAGCCATCGGTGGTGACTATCAAGGTCAGCGGAACGTTTCCTACTGCTTGAGCACCGGATGTAATAAATCGGTCAAAGAGAACGCTTTACTGGGTTGCGCGTGGCGGATCGTGATCCTGGAGTCGGGGCACCTTGATGCGGACGAGTCCGATACCAGCAATGCAGACTTTTATTGCGGGCCAGACAGGATTAGCAAAACCGCTTTAGCAACGGCTCAGGCACAGGCGCGAACCATGCTAAAAATGCTGGCAGGAACCAACTGATTGAACCTGACGCGATTTCGAACTAATATTCCCAAAGCGCGGCAGCGAAATCCGTAGGCCTCGATTGCCCCTTGGAGGGTTCCCGTTACCGGGATCGGTCCCTCCCTGCCGCGCTCATTCCACCCAAGGCCATGCGATCCCGGCTCGCTCAACCTGCCTCCGCAGTTCACCCTCCGTTTTCTGATGGAGGGAAGTGACCCGCATGTAGCCGTTTTCCGAAACCGTCACGAAGCTTCGCCACAGCGCTCGCCCTATCCATCCAATCAGCATCCGGCTTGCTCCTTTGGTCTTCTGGAGGTTGGGCAGGATCGCTCCGTCGGACAGGAGTTGGGGCAGCGTCGCGAAGTCGTCCACTGGCAGTCTGTGCCTAACGACACGATCGGCGATATCCTCACTGGTGATCGAGATTACAGGCGACTTTGCGCCGAGCTCCGCAGCAAGCTTAGCATTGTGGCCGGCTGGCAACCAAACCTTCTGCGGCAGTTTAGGCGCAATCCGTAGGTATGGATCCTCCCAGAGATCTTTCAGGACCTTCGTCGCATCCTCTGGTGCTGCCGTCTCCAACTTGGTTTCAAGATTGCGGATCAGCGTCGAGGCGCGAGCTAGGCCAGGATTGGTTTGCCATCCGGCATCGATGCCAGGCGGCACCATGGTGATCTCACCGGTGCGGCGGTTTCGATGAGGAGTGTCGGGGCCGAGATCCGGAGGGCTGCTGCGATAGAGCACGCCACCCTCTTCGGGGACGCGACCAAGAAGCCGCTCTGCCTCTCGTGCCGAAATTTGACGCACCTGGCATTTGCAGAGCCAGCCATTCGGTGGCCAATGCGTCTGCCAAAACGGATGATCGACAGGCAAGATGATGCCGACCCAGCTGAGATGCTCCGGACGCGGATCGCCTGACGTCGTTCGAACATAGAGGATATACGGCAGCGCCTTCTTGGATCGCTGCACCCGTTCCCACTGACCGGCCGATCGGGCGCTATTCGCATTCGACCAGAAGATTGTCTTCAGGCGACGATCACTGGAAAAGTTCACCATCCGATCGGGCTGTTCACCGATCGGGTCGGTGACCATGCGTGGTCCCCACCATCCTTGCTTCGTCAGTTCCTTTTCGATCAGCGGTTTCCAGCTGTCGAAACCCTTGCCCTCAGCGATCGCCTGGGCAATCGTCGACCGGAACGAGGTGAGCACGTCCAGCTCGGTCACCTTTGCCACGGTGAACTTGTAAGCATGCTCCTCGGCCCAAACGTCGAGGTAGGAAAACGCCGGCACATTGGACTTGCCGTCGAAATAGCTGGTGACCTCAGCAGGCACAGCGAAGACTTTGCGAGTTTCCTTCACGCCATCAGTCCGCGATGTCGCCGATGCCGCGTGCGATCGCCGTCAAACGACCGAGACGCTCGGCCATCTTCGAGGCGTCCGGACCGGAGGCTTGAAGCATCTTCAAAGCGTCTTCAAAGCTTGTTGCGTTGAGGACGATGTCGGCGATTGGCTGGACAATGGGATTAGCCATTTCCTCCCAGTCGTCCATGGCGCGGGCAAATAGCGTTTCGACCTGGTCGAGCGCATCAGGCTCGCCGGCCTCGGCCGCAAGGAAGGCAGTGCAGGCACCGCACCGGCACGCGCGGCGATGATCGATGACGATCGCCGAAAGCGCGGCGGTCTTCGATTTCGCTTCCTGGGCGGCCTTGTCATCGTTTGCCGGCACCGGTGCCTTTGCCTCACGAGCCTTCGTAGACGGCTCCGATGCTCCCGGCGCTGCGGTGGAGACGGGAGGCGTCAGCAGCTCGTCACCCTCGCCGGGATCCGAGAGGCCGATCTTTTCGCGGACCTCGGATTGCTTGATACGCAAGCCGAGCGGTACAAGTCGCTCGACCGCCGTGCTCAGAGCATCGATGTCCTCCGGGTCGGAGACCAACAGCTGGACCTGCGGATAGTGTTCCTGAGGACCAAAGTTCAAATCGACGAACACTTTGATCAGGTCACGATTGGCAGTTCGCGAAAGCTGCTTCCCGTCTGCCGTCAGAATATCGAGGCGGACTTCATTGTGGATCTTGGCCTGACCGAGCGACGATCCGTTGTCACTCGTCATGGTCTGCCCAACGACAAGCTTGGAGACCTGCTTGTCAACGTAATCTACCAGGCCGCCGAAGACTGCAGCGCCATTCGATCCAGTGACTTCATGGAACTCGATATCCATCCCGGCCGGAATGATCGCGGCCGCGTCGTTGGCGATCGACGACACGGCCCTCAGAAGCGTGCGTTTGTCAGCCGGGCTTGCGGCAGCATTATATTTGCCGACGCGCAGAGGCATCCCGTAAACTTCAGAAAATGCCGCCCAGTCCTGCAGAGTGAACTGCTGGATCAGATAACCCCACGCCGCCGCACGCGCCATTCCTCTTCGGAGCGGCAAGCCCATCTTGGTTCGCGGTAGATGCCGCAGAAACTTGCCTTCAGGCAGCACCTCGCCCTCGATCGAGCCATCCACTGCGAGCCGCAGTTCGGATAGGGTCAGTCGATCGAATTGGAAAAAGCGTGGATCCCGCGGCTTGTACTCAACCGGCTTCAGGAACTTGCTTTCATATTCCCACATCATCTCGACAACGGCGTATCCCTTGGAAATACCGTCCGTCAGATTGCCGAGTGCCTCACCGAACTCAGGATCGTTAACCAGCTCGGTGACGGCATCGACAACCTTCCTGTCCGCCTTTCCTGCTTCAACGGTGGGATTGATCCCTTCGATAGCCAAGCGCCTGGTCTGCAGCTGGGATGCATAGTGCAGATACCGCTCTTCCATCTCTTCCGCGAGCGTGAGGTAGGATCGGGCATCACCAATTGCTGCATCACGAAGGATCGTCCCAAGGCGCTCAGGTGTAAGTCCTGATGCGACACGGTCCTCATGTGTCCGCCGGACGCCTGCAATGGTCGGTGTTGCGACCTCCTGCGAAAGAGCCTGGACGATGATGGCCTGTCCATCGGGGCCAAGTATGGAGGATGTACGCGTGGTCACCAATGCCGTCTCCCAAAGTCCAAATCGCCGTCATCGCCATCGGCCGCAGCTGCGGCAACCAAATCGCGGACAGACTGATAATTGTAATCGTGCCACTGGCCTCGACTGGCGTAGTGCGCCAGCGCCAGAGCAATCGCGAAGTCGCCATGGCGCTTCTTCGAGCCTTCGCCAGTACGAAGATCCGGCACCTTCGGCACACCGTTAACGACGCGCACCAGCCGGATGTCAGCCAGGTGTTCATCGTCCTTTGAAAGGGCGATTGCATCGTCTTCAAAGGCTGCTTTCAAGGGCGGCATCTGGAAGCGATACCAATCAACGGAGAACTTGATTGCAGCAATCAGGCCGCCCGGAGCATCAGGAAGCCGGAAGCCGAATTCGCGCCCCATGTCTTCTGCTACTGTCCAACCCATGCCGGTCGCATCGAACGCCGCACCGATAAGCCGCGGGGCACCTTTCAGGATCATGCGGGTCAGAAGCTTTTGCTCGTCACCCGGCACATTCCGCATCTCCAACGTTAAGGCTTCCTCACGCTTCAGGAGCTTGGTCATCGACAGAAGTGTACCAACAGAAAGGTCGGCGACGCGGGCGAAGTCAAACCCGAAAGCATGTGTGCGTTCACGGTCGAGCTGGGAAAGAGCTTGGGTCAACTCGAAAATCGCGGGTGCCATCAGCGTGGCCCGCTCCAGTCGAGTGCGTTGCAGATAGTCGCGAGGCAGCTCCAACCGAATAATCGGGGCCTCGATCGTCATTCGAGCCTCGATCAGCGGCGCCGACAGCCAGGCACCGGTGCCAGCGGTCGGAATACAGAACAACTCCTCGTCAGCGCCGTCGCCATAGAAGTCGATAATCTCCTGGCGCCACTTTGCTTCACCCTCGGCCGACCATTCGGTCCCGTTAACGAGACAGATGCGCTCGTATAGCCCCTCTTTAAGCGCTTGATCGAAATCGATGCGAATATGGCTGTACTTCGAACGCTCGGCCAGGATGTCCTGGATCTGCTTATTGAACTCGTTCTCAGTGCCATTGTGTGTAGAGCAGACAACGACCTGGCCACCCCACATCAGGAATGCGAGGGCAGCCTTCAGCAATTCTGGCAAACTGTCGACGAAGGCCGCTTCGTCGATCATGACGACGCCTTGCTTGCCTCGGAGGGTTCGCGGCGCCGACGACAAGGCAAGGATCTCGAAGCCAGAAGCAAACCGAATGCGGAACGCCTGGATAGACCGTTCGCCCTCTTTGTCACTGTCGTCGAACAGGAACTCGTCGACTGCCATGGCAGCATTGGAAAACGCCCGCGCCCACATTGCACAGGCGTCGATGAACTCTCGCGTCATCTCCTGAGAATAGGAGATGTACATCACGTCCATACCGCCAGCTTCCTTGATGCGGCCAGCGCGTAGCGCGGCATAGGAAGCAAATCCAAAGGTCAGGCCAATACGGCGGCTTTTTTCCACGAACAGGACGCGGCATGAACTTTCGAGCAGTTCGATGACGCGGGCCTGATATGAAATAAGGGCCTTCGGCAGGCCCAACTCCTTGACGACACCCGGCAGAACCTCAGTCGCAGTGCGCCGGGCTTCGGCCCATTGTGCTTCTGTGATCGGAGCGCTCATGCCGCTTTAACCCCAAGGATCTGCGAAAGGATTTCCTGCGTGGTCTCCGCCGTGAGGCCCCTGGATTTGGCGACATTCGCGACGGCCTTCTCAGCCTGGTCCTTGAACTCGCTTTCGATCTTCTGGCGCCGGCTTGAAGAAACGCCCTGGGCCTGCGCGGCAGCGCGCAGCGCGTTGGCCATCGCCATCGCCTCCTTTGGTGCCCAACCAGCTTCACCCTTGTTGGTCAGCAATTCGAAGACAAGCGTTTTGATCGCCTCCGCTGCAATCAGCGTGAGGTTATCCGAGTCTTCGACATCGAACTGGCCGGCCAGGGTTTTCGCGATATCACGGGTCTGATTAAGCCGTGAAGTCAGGGTCGCAAGCTTCAATGAATACCGGTTGAAGGCGCTGAAAGACGGTATGGTGAACTCGAGCTCGCCGCGATGCTCGCGCAACACAGTCTCCAGGCGGCCCACAAACTCCTGATAGATGTCTGTCTGAGTTCGATCGGTATCCTGCAACGCTTCAGCAGCCCATGCGACAACCGGAGCGCAAGGCTCCGGCAAAAGCTGAATGCCGCTTAGACGGCCTCGACCTTGCGCCATCGTCAACCTCCGATCGAGGGGCGCTTAACGCCTTCGAGAATGGTGCGGCGCTCGACGTGATCAGCGCCTAACTGCTTCAGTTCAGCCACCAGCGTCGTGCCGATGGCAGCGATACGGATAGCATCCATGTCAGCGAGGAAGCGCAACTGCTGCCTGATCCATTCGCGAGTGCGACGATGGGCATAGCTCTCCAAGACCGCAGCGATAATGCTGTCGTTCAAGCGATTGTCGGTTTGCTCATGCAGCGCCCGAAGGATAACGAGCCGGGCATCCTGCGTAAGGGTTTCATTGAAGTCGCTCATGCTGCGGGCCTTTCCATCAAGAAGTCTTCCACGCGACGGATCGCCCGCTCTGTGGCTTCCGACGATTTGACCATCGTCGTCACCTGACCTTTCATTTCGGTGAGATCGTTCTGGAGCTTGTAGACCATCTCCTTGTTCGGCATGTGCTTGAACTCGTTCTCGAGCGTCTGCGTACGCTTCCCAAGCTCGGCGATCGCCGCCATCATGGTCTTCTTTTCCTCGGCATCGGACTTCCGGAAAGCGTCCAGTTCGGAAGCCATTTTCTTGGCGCCGGACGAAATCATGATCCACGCGGACGTCCCTACCGAGATGATCACCGCAATCAGGCCAAGCCAGTCTTTCAAAACACCCACATCGATCATCGGCTACTTTCCTTCGTCAGCTGACTGGCAGCCGACGCACCGGATCGCGGACGGCATTATAAGTCGGCGGGCTTCTGGTATCGTGTGCCCGCATTCCACGCATTCATCACGGCCCGTTTGATTGAGCGCGGTACTAGCGCTGGCGATCATCGCCATGCGCTCTTCGTCTTCTCGCTGGGATGCCAGATCGAAAGCAGCGTTGCTCCAGCTCACTGAATGCCTCCGGCAGCATCAACGGCCGCAACTGCAGCTGCTCGACGTGCCTCGCAGACATTGCGAGCAACACGGTCGCTCGACCAGCTGGAGAACACCTTGTCTTCAGCCAGGCGAGAGGTCGGCCGAGGCGTGAGCGCCGGACAGGGCTTGCGGGCTTCAGGCGGAAGCTCGATCGGTACCTTCCTGGTGATGACCACCGGCTCGGCCACTTTTCGCTCAGTCTGGGAGCATGCGGCCACGATCGAGGCCAAGCCCACAATCGCTGCTAACCGGTAGCTGTTCATTCTTCACCTTCAGGTCTGCGAGTTGCTGTTCTGCGGTCCGGATCTGCTCGGCCGCGTTGGTTTGGATCTGCAGCGCAGTGCGGATCTGCTCAGCCGCGCGCTTTTCGGTCGCGGCATTGGCTTTCTCGATCTTGCCTTCCCAGATGGCGTCCCGCTCGGCGATCGCGCTATCCACGCGGTCTGCTGTCGTTCGTTCGTAGGTAGCGGCAGTCTGCCTCTCGAAGTATGCCGTGCCGAGCAGCAAGACGTTGATGGCGATGACTGCGAAGATCAGTTTGGTCAGAGGCGATGCCGCCTTCAAAAGCATCGCCTCGATCATGGGCGCTCGCCCTCCTGATCCGGTTCATCGCGGGGATGGTAAGGCGGTGAAGAAGGCTGATGCTGCGACCTGGTCATGGTGCGCATGTCGAGCGAACCAAAGCCGCGATGAATGCCGAGGATCGAAACGATCAGGGCGACCATCAACGGAATGACCAGGCTAGAAAACGCCATAACCTGTCCTTGGGCGACCGCGCCGATCGTCAAACAGACGATGACGATCCACGCCATAAAGGACGAAAGCCAGAGGGCCTTTTTCGTGGTGCCGTAGCTCGGCTTTTCCATTGGCTCAGGCCTCGTTTGTGGAGACCGGCACGCCGGCAGCCGTGAGCATGATGCGACCGCCGACAGGAGCCTCGCCGGTGTTCGGCCAGCGGAACTGCGACAACCGATCTTTTTCGATCCGGGTGATGCTCACGCTGTTTTTTTGGTTGCCGCCCAGTACGTGGTAATGGGTCGCGTCTTCGCCCATGTAGAACGCAACGTGACCACCACCCGAGCGGGTAAAGGTTACGATCGCGCCAAGTGCAGGATTAACCAGGCGGCGGCCGAGCTTGTTGTACTCCAAAGCTCCGAGCGGGTTCTTCGGCAGCAGCTCGCGCGGCAAAGTCTGCGCGATTACATGACCGACGAACAGGCCACACCAGGCGGTGTCGTCATTGGTGAAGAATGATGCGACCCAGCCGCCCACGGACTTCGCCCAGCTGATGATTGTCGGATTGGATTTCGGGCCAGGAATTTCCTTAAGTCCCATGAAGCGGCGAGCCTCACGCATCCAGACTGGCTCGGCCGGAACTTGCACGTCGACGGACCTGTCGATCTTGCTGCCGGGATCGAGGCGCAGGGCCGCGACCGTTGCCGCATCGGCCTGACCGCTCACCAACAGCCTTGCAGCGCGTTGGAAGCGCTCCAGAGCCTGAATAACGCCGCGCCCGTGCGCGCCGTCATATGCACCACTATAGGCACCCCACAAACGCAGTCGTGCAATCAGCCATTCGTCAAACGTCATGTATTCGACCCTTTGATGTAGATGCTCCCCTCGGAAGAAGGGATCGGGTTGAACACCACGTGAGCTACATCAGGCCTCGCCCCCTGGTCACGGCGCAGTTCGTAAACCGTCAGCACGTCCGGTTCGCCGGTAATCGCGATACCTTTGCTGTCCTGGTACAAACTGATCGCCGTCGCCACATCAGGCGCCTGTTCACCGAGGCGCAATGCGCCGACGGCGACCAGTCGCTCAAGCAGCCACAGGTCGAACTGATGCATGTTATGCCCCGTCATGTCCCTGGGGCGAATATGCTCTGATTGGTTTGGGGTAAGGGGCTGACAGCTGTCACCCCATGCGGCCCGTACAGGGCTAGAACAGACGACCTTGGCGGTTATCGTGTCTCTTCATGCGAAATATCGTGCGCTCGTGCAAGCCCGATATCCGCGCAGCCTCTCGCACACTCTTCCCTTGGTCAAGTGCTTCAGCCGCTTTTCGCCTTGCGGTCAGCATCAAGGAGGCGGCTCCGCGCGGAATTACATGCCGCTGCAGGCCAACCAGTCGATCATCTCCATCGATGACCGCAAGGCCGCGGCAGATCTTATCAGCGGTCTCGAAACCGAGCAGCTCGGTCAGCCAGTGGCCTTCCTTCGCCTGCGGCGGCAGATCAACGCGCGTGCCCCCGTGGCTCTGGGCGATTTTCAGAGCGACCTCGGTACCGGCGATATCAGCTATGTCCGCAAGAATGCCTGGAAGGTTGCTCACAGCCGATCTCCGTATAGTTCGTTCTCGATCGACATCAGCTTAAGCGTGGCCTGGCGCACCCGGTCTTCCAGCGCCACCCGACGATGGGCACGCGGCGGCAGTTTGGCGATGCGCAGCAGCAGCTGGTCGCGATCGTTCTGCAGGCGAACATGTTCCGCCTGTTTCTGCCAGTTGAAGAGAGGGAGCGCCGGCGTCATCTCAGATTGCCTCACCTTCACCTGGGCGGCGAAGCATTAGCTTCGCCAGCTCCGGATCGGTCGGCTGCAACTCTTCGAGCACCTGCCGAAGCTTGGCCGCATCGCGGCTGGCGACCGGTCGATTGTAAGACCGGCGATGGTGCTCGATCACATCCGTCACCCTGCCGTAGCGCAGCACAAAGTTGACGCCCTCGACCTTGACGCCTGTCGAGCCGTTCTCGATGCCGGCCTTTGTCAGCTCGTCAATACGGTTACGGAAGAAATCGACATCGAAGCCGTAGACCAGTTCGAGGTAACGGATAACAGCGCGATCGCTGACGTGAAAAGCGTGTGTCATGCTGCCACCGCCTTCCGGCCGGACTGACGCACCCGTTCGCCAAAAGCGTTCATAACCTCGATCCACTGCTGACCGGTGAGATCGCGCTGAAGCTTTCCAACCTGTGCAATCGTCGTGACCTCAGGCCAGAAATCGTTATGGCGGGCTGGGCAGATCATGGCCCACTGAGCGCGGGCGATACGATAGCCATCGGCACGGCGGTACGGCTGGCGCTGCTCGCTATCAGACCAGTCAACCTTGGCCTCGCGCTCCATCCACTTCTTCAGCGCCTCGATGACGCGGGCGGCATCGCTGGCGTGGTGCAGAAAGCGCTCGGAAGAAATGCCGGTCTGCCGCGTCACGAACGCTTCGAGCGCCGCGTCGTCGCGCAGCTTGACGATGCCGAGGTTCCATCCAGCGATCCAAAGTGCCTGCAGCTTTTTAGCAAACTTGCCGGACATTTTACGACGGCCGTTCGGACGCTTCAAATCAGATTTAAAGCCAAGGCGGCGCAGCTCGCGCAGCACCTTGTCATGGTCGGCCGACTGCATTTCGGTGAGGCGATCCTTGCCGGTCACGCGAAGATACAGAGCCCGCTTGTCGTCATCGCCGATGCCGAGCTGCTTCAGGCCGACATGAATGGCAGGGAGAGCGGATTTCATACCAGTACGCCTTTTCGGTTGCGGCGGTGTTTTGCCGCCAGTCGTCTTAGGAGGATCTGCTCGAAGGCCTTTACGGCCTCCATAGCTTCGACATCGGTTTGAGCGTCCGGGACGCCGGGCACGACCAGACAGCCGTCACTCGTCTGAAGGGCGCACTCGCGCATGATCCAGCGGATCTTGCGGCCGTCGCCGGTCATGACCTTCAAGAGGCCTTTACCGGCATAGCGGGAGATCGAGAGAGCGCCGAGGCGGGTGCAAAGAACGTGGCCCACTATACCGCTCTCGTTTGCGGCAGTGCCTCTAACATAGGAGAAATAGCTCCATGTCGCGGCTGCATCCAGTATCGCGAAGCGGCTTTGAGTTGAACTGCAAGGCGAGCGATGATTAGTTTGTTCGCAACAACGCGGGGGCTGCAATGAAACACTTTAATCCCGATCAAATACTCCGATGGTTTGGACCAGCAGTGGTGATGGCAATAGGCTTGGCCGTTATATTCGACATGCCCATTTCTCGAAGCATGGTCTGCGAACCTGAGAAGAATTGCCTGATTGCCTGGGTCGGCGCCCTTAGCGGATGGGCTGCGTTGGCTGGCGCTCTTTTTACAGTTGTTGTGATGAGAGAGCAGCTTGCCGAACAAAAGCGCCAAACTGATTACATCACCGGGGATCTCGACCCGGAATACTTTTTCGACTCGTCGATGCGGGAAGACGATGGAGTTTATTTTTCGGAGGCCAAGATTTCGGTAATAAATCGAAATCGACGTACTCTGGTACTTCAACGTTTCGAGGCATCTTTGCCAGAGGGCTTCTCGATTGGCGTACGAACCACAAAAGTGGATGACCACGAATTTGAATGGCCAATTTCTCAAAATTGGCCATCTCCGTTCATACACAGCGTCATTCCCGGTAAGGAGGATGGTGCCAGGGCCAGTCGATGCGTAATCGTTTGCCACGTGTTCCGTGGAAGGGAGTTGGTCACTTTGTCCCGTGAAACTGAAAATTGGAGCGAACAACCTGTGACAATTAAAGTATTTGGTTTCTTCAAGGGAGCCGTCGATACTCCGTTTGATCTTATCGTCAACGGCACGGTCACTGCTTCGCACTGAAACGCCGTTGATCATGGCTTGCCCCTCCCGAGGACTTGATCAACCGTGCCCGCCTGGGCGACGGCGGTGGCGATATCGAGCACGAGCCGATCGACAGAGATGTCGCGCTGCCGAGCTGCCGGGCGCAGCAGCATGCGGACATCAATCGGAATGACGAGGCCTACAGATACGCCGGGTTTCGAGGGAATTTTGCCCGGACGGGCGTACCCGAGATCCGTGACGTTTTTGAGCGAGATGCCGATCATCTCAGCGATCTCGGCATCCCTGTGGCCCTTGGCGCGAAGCCCGGCAACGGCTTCGGTGCGGGAAGCGTAGCCAAGCGTTGGTTTTGGTTTGCCGGTCCTCATGAAGCCCTCCGTCCATGCGCAGGGCTGTAGTCCAGCTCTTCCGGATGACTGGTGACCATGTGGGCATCACCGGCATACTGGACATTGACGAACAGCTGGTTCGCATCGGTCTCGGGCCGCACTCGGCCGTAGCGACCGGTGTAACGGTTCTGGACCAGCTCATTGACCGGCACATCGATGCCGTAGCGATCGCGGATGAACTCGTAGCTCATGACACCCTCCGGATAATCGCATCGGCAAGACGGGTGAGGTTGACTTCAGACGCCGTGATGGCGCCTGTTTCGCTTGAGTGCTCGATGCGAGCATAGTGGACGGTCTCGGCCTCAATGACCTCGTGGCCTTCGGCCTGGAACTCGACCACGAGCATTTCAATCAGATCTTCTAGGGTGAGCTCTCGCATTTCGCCCTCACGCCTTGGCCAGATCGATCGTGATGGCAGTCCAGCCATCCTTCTGATCGCGGCGGGTGTAGAAGCGCAGGTATTCCTTCGAGCCGGTGATCTTGATGGCATCGCGGATTGCGTCCATTGCGCGCTGCCAGCGCTCGTCCTGGATCTCCAGCTTAAGCAGCATGAAGATGTCGGCGCGGTTCACCTGGCCCTCTTTTTCCGTGTTGAAGGCCTTGGTCACAATCGACTGAATTTCCGGCCGGCTGTCGGCCGACCATTCGACCAGGCACTCGTCGATCAGCTGTTTGGCGATCTGCAGCTCAGGTCCGAACGTGAACTGATCCTGCACCTTGACCTCGATTTTCATCAGACCGTCGTATGTCGTGTAGGTGCGGTTGCCCTTAGCGCCGCCGACCTTGGCACCGTACTTCTCGGCCAGGAGAGCATCGAACTCGGCGAGATCGGCGAAGGAATGATCGCGGAAGCGAGCAATCTGATCGCTAAGATCGATGGCGAACTTCATGCATCCGCGCACCGTCTGATCTTCGAGCTTGTTCTGCGGCTTGACCGCATCGATCGGATCGAAGCCGCCTTTGCCATTGGTCATGAACTGGCGACCACCAAGGATGATGATGCCTTCGCCTGCGTGTGCGGGGTTGCTTGCTACTGCGGTGTCCATTTTCGAATGTCCTTTGAAACTGATTTGAAGAGGGTTTGGAGGCCGCTTAAGCGAGGCCTTCAGGATGGCGCGGACCCGGAAACGGGATGATCTTCGGGTCATTGCGGAATGCGCTCAGCACCACGACGGCTGAAGCACCGAACGGCACGTTGTGAGCGGCGATCGTGCGCTGTGTCCGGGCGGCGCTGTTCACCTCGAATTCGAGGTTCAGCGCCATGGCGATTGATGCATCGAGATCCGCGACCAGGGCCGCGACCTGCTCGCCATCGAGGACGACGCCGCCGTGCACGAACTGGATCAGCTTGTTGCGGGTCTTGCGCAGATTTTCCGAGCAATGGTCGAGCTTGTAAGCAGAATTGGTCATGCGTCTTCTCCCGTTGTGATGGAGCCGGCGATCCGGCTGTAAGGGCAGGAATTGCGGCAGGCGCGAAACATCGCGACCCGATGCGACGAGGTTGCCGCGTAGGGTTTGCCCTGCCATTCGAGGCACACATTGCGGGCGATATCGCCCAGCGCCGGGCATGGGACCGTCTCGGCCATCAGCGCCCCGCGTACAACCAGCTCGACGCGGCCGACATCGCCCTTGTAGTTGTTGGCGAGGATCGAGCTGACGACGGCCGGCGAATAGTCCAGGCGCTTGGCAACAGCGCTCTGGTTGGTCTTCTGGCAGGTCTCGGCCAGGATCAGCACCCAGTCAGGCATGGTTTCACCCCATGCGGTGGATGCCTTCTCGACTGGATCAGCCGCGAGCCGGCCGGTTTGAGGTCCCCGGATCATGAGCGATCCTCCTGGGCAAGCAGATCGCCGAGGACAGTCGAGCTGTTCGGATCGTACATAAAGGTGGAACGCATGCGGCGCGGTGCCTTCGGACCCGTGTTGCCGGTGCCGGTCAGCACGTACCAGCGCTCTTTCTGTGTCTTGCCCTCACGGGTGATCTTGACCACGCCAGCGCGGACAAGCAGGCCGACATACGAACTCGCTGCAGCATCGGTGACGCGCACCTCATCGGTGCTGCCGTCGATGACTAGCTGGTCGATCGTGAAGCCAAGCCGCTCCCGACGCATGACGTTCCACATCTGCTGTTGCGAACGGCCCTGCAGGGACGGCCGACCATCGGCCGTGACCAATGGGTAGTCCCGCTGTGGCTTGACGATCCGGAAACGGTACGGCGGCTTTTCACCGGAACGTTCGACATAACCAGCGTCGAGCATCCGCTTCATGAAGCTGGTGACGGCACCGGCATGGCCGGGATCGCAAACGCCGCGCAGCTCGACGAGCGACATGGAGCCGCCGTCGCGTGACGCTTCGAGCAGCTTGCTCCAGAAGTAGTCGCTGCCAGAACGTACCGCCCGGACGCCTGCGACCTTGATGTTAATCATCGCAGTCATCAGTGGCCCCTCCGAGGTGCCTTGCCGGTGAAGATCTGCTGGCCCATGTAGTCGGCCAAAGTGATCTCGGTTTTGGCTTCGCGAAGGCAGAACTGAGCGACCTCGGCAAGGGCCGTGACAATCCGCGAGGCAACACCCTTCGTCTTCGTGACGATTTCGGCGAGCAGATCATCGCTGATTTTAAGGTGGCGCTGGTAGATCCGAGCAAGTGCGCGGGCATCGTCGAGATCGGCAGGGTTGGCCATTCCCCAGGCAGCAACACGGTTCTGGCAGCGCTCGTAGTTTTCGAGCTTCTGCGGCAGCTTTTCCTCGCCGACAAGAAGGATCGGAATGCGCGCGCCCTTGTAGATGTCGCGGACCAGCTCGATCATGCCCTTGTCGACGAGCTTGTCGGCTTCATCGATGATCATCAGTCGGTTCGGATCGTCCTGCAGGGTGCGAAGGATCTGCATCATCATGTCGGCGATCGTGCCACGCGGCTTATCGATGCCAAGCTCGGACAAAAGAGCCGTGCAGAACGTCTTCTTCGTCCAGAAATCGAAAACTTCGAGATAGATCGCGTTCGTCTTGTTCTGGACGTATGTGCTGGCCTTCGACTTGCCGTAGCCGGAAAAGCCGTAGAACAGGCCAAGACCATCAACGCCGACCGGCCGGTCGATCAACTTCTGTGCCGTCTCCATCGCCAGCGCTACGTTCTTCAGGGGCGCTACGGTACCGAAACCGATCGGAGGATTGACATTCTGGTTCATCTGATTACTTCCTTATGTGTCTTGAGCAGCATGCAGGCTCACCGGGGTGCAAGCCGGTGGGCCTTTCTCGTTTCAGGTACGCAGTCCCGGCGCCTGATCGCCGAAGTCATCCCAAAGCGCCTTCTGCGCCTTGAATTCTGCACTGGTCTCGAAGTGACCGGCCCAGTGAGCCTCCTCCATCGAGACTTCCTCGCCAGCCTCGGCGCGGGTTTTGAAATCCAGCCACCGGCGAAATTTCTGTTCGGCCGTGGCAGCGGTGCGGATTGGTGTCACGTTGCCGCCCGGTGCCTGGGGAGCGAGGTCGGCAAGGATCTGCGCGTGCAGCTCGGTTAGCTCGCGTGGCATTTCGGCCGCCGCTGGCTGGCGCGTGACATCGAGCGCGGCAAGGATCTGTGGCGTTTCGTGCGCGATCTCTTCGGGCTTGCGCAGAGGAACGACGTTCGGAATGTCGCGGGCAGCGATTTCGAGTGACTTGTCGATTAGCGCCGGGCCGGAAACGATCTTCTTGATCTGGCGCTTGATCGGGTCGACGCGCTCTTTAAGAAGCTGTTGGTTGAGTTCCTTACGGGCCCGTTCGAAGGTCTGCGGATGGATGCCTGCCAGCTCCGGGCAAATAGCTTCGCCAAGGTACTGCGACTGATCCGGAGTAAAGACATGCACCTTGCCCGCGTCGTTGGGATCTTGCCGCACGAACACGTCCGCACCTGCATCCAGTGCCCCCGACCGGTAATAGTTGTGGTCGTGACGAATGCCGAACTTGGTAATGGTGCGGATGCCGTTCTTGCCGACAACCGGCATCAGCAGCACATCGAGGGCGCGCTCCTGTACCATGCGGATCGAGGTGACCGATGCCATTGCGACTGCAAATGGTGTCCGCTTTCCGAGGCCTTCGTGCTCTTCGTGCTGATACTTATCCAGGCACCAACGGTCGGAACGCTCTTGGAACTGGGCAGCGGTGTACTGCACGCTGAATGCATCGGCCGTGTCCTGGCCGAGCCGATCGGCGAAACTCTTGCGATCCTCGATCGCCTTGCGTTCTGTTACGTTGTGGCCGACGTAGCCCGGCAGCAGGGTGACGAAGCCATGCTGCCACGTCTTGATGGCGCGCTCGACATGGCCTTTCTGCGCTGGGCTGTAGGCCTCAGATACGTCCGGCTCGATGTTGAGATTGGTGAACAGGCGCTTAGTTTCACCGGCAGTGAAATCCGAGCCGTTATCCGTCTTGATGATCTTCGGTACGCCCCAGGCGAGGATCGCCTTGCGAAGCAGCAGACCGACTGCCGAGGCGCGCGGCGTCTTCGACATGTACGTGATGAAGCGGCGGGTGGCGATGTCGACGCACACATACACCGAATGACGGCCGTCGGTGCAAAGCGCGTCCACCGGTGAAGCATCGATCTGCCACATCTGGTTCGGTGCGGTAATATCCGACAGCATGCCACGGCCAGAGGGCTGCATGTGCGAACGGAACTTGTCCGGGTTGGTGAGCTTCAGTAGCTCGACCTTTTTCTCTTCTTTGATGCGTGCAATGTACGCCTGGAACGTGCGCTCGGACGGTACCGGAACCTGCTTTTCACCGGTCTTTGAATGCACCATAAGCAGATCGCCGAAGTCAAAACGGACCATGTCGCGAACGTCGTCGGCCGACAACTGCGGCGCATGGGCGATGTAGCCGACGATGGCGAGGGCAACCTGACCACCATTGGCATTGTCGAGCACGCCGGTGCCTGCGCGGGCTTTGCTGCGGTCGACTGCGAAAGCCTCAGTCTTCCCGGCCTTTTTGACGCTCAACCAGCGCCACAGGGTGCGCCGGCCTACGGACGGAATGATCTCTTTAACCCAAGGCTCGACGCTGATTGCGCCCATCTGGTACTTGTCGCAGAAGACCTGAATATGCGCCTGGCGCTTGAGATTGCGCAGACCGCGAGAGAACGTCTCGAATGCAGCGAGAACAGCGAGCCGTGCATCACGCTCTTTGCCGGCCGCGCCGGAAACGACCGGTCCGTCTTCGCTGACGGAAGGAATTGTCTCGCCAACCGACATATGCCGCTGGACGTAGGCGACCTGCGCGAGTGTCGGAAGGATGCGGTAGTGGTATTCGAACCCGCCGCCACGCCCGACGCGCTTGCGGGCATAGGTAGGGTGCGAGTTCCAAGCATTTCGATCAGCAAAACGGATCGTCGCGCTTTCAGTGCTCGGCATGTCTGGCAGAGAATTTGACGCGATGTCGCGGGCCGTCATCCACTCTTTCATGCCAGCAACCCCGCCGATACGATCAGAGTGATTGTGACGAGCGTAATGGCGGTGAGCACATATGCGGCGCTCGCGCGGACAATCGAGAAGCTCGACGATGCATAGATGACAGCCGTAGCAACGGTTGCCGTGCTCCAGCTCAGAATAAGCAGCATAAGGATTTCGTCTGCCGAAAGTCCGGCAGCCCATCCACGGGCAACGTCGACGAGGTAAGTCAGCATCACTGAACCCTCGACAGCAGCACGAGATAAGAGGCGATTTCCGCCCACATCCAGAACGTTGTCAGGAACGACAACATCGCGGCGAATGCACATGCGTCCTTGATAAACTGGTTCATCGGTTAGCCTTCCATTGGGCATCGGCATTCTGAATTTCACGGTCCAGGGCCTCGCGAAGTTCGCGGGCGCGCTCACGCTTCAAAAGCGCTTCAAATTTCTTGGGAACGACAATCAACCCGGCCTCTTCCAGGAGGACATTGAGAGCGCGGGCGTCACCGGTGATCTCGACAAGTGCAGCCAAGCGAAGCGCGGAGATTTGATGGTTCTCCTTCGCTTGGCTTGCATAGGCGTCGAGTGTCGTGCGTGAGATCTCTGTTTTGGTGATCTCGGACATCTGCGCGGCAATCTCGTCGCGCGAGAGGTCGCATTCTTCCATGCAAAGCGCGATCGCCCTCTTCAGCTTGCCTGCGAGCGACCATGCCTTGACCTGGTCGGCCGCAAAACGATCGACGACAGGCTCTGGCTGGTAGTCCTTGAACAGGTCAATCGTGAGGGTGTCGCGCTTGCGCATCAGGTGCGGCCTCGCTTGGCTTCCCAGCGCTCGATCGAGGCGGTGTTGAGATCGAAGAAGCGATCCTGTTCACCTTCTGGCAAGCGTGAGAAACCGTTCGAAATGGCTTCCCACTTCGCCACGATGGCCTTCGACTTGCCGTCGATCATCAAAAGGGCATCCTCGACTGTGGCTACTTTGCCCGTGAGGATGAGATCGATGACGTTGGTTTGCCGATCGAGGGCCTTGATCCCACCGAGGTCGTAGAGATCGCCCTCCGACCGTGCCAGCCTATGAAGCGCAATCCGATCGCGCTGCAGTGATGGTATCGAAGCGATACGGAGCGCGCGGAAAACCTTGGCGCGGGATATATCAAGGAACGCCTGGGCAGCCTCTGAGAAGCTGGCCGCGAAATGGCTGCTGGCTTCGAGCAACTGGTCGTCATCCGAATTGAGTCTAAAATTTAGACTCAATTCGGAATTCGAGTTTGCGGGCTTCCGGCCAGGCTTCAAAGGCGGCTGGCCGGCGCGATAAATGTCGCACCAGTCCGAAACTGCCACTGCCCAGTCGAGCGCCGTCAGCTGGCTGCGATAAAGGCTCTCGAAGATCGAGCGAAGGCGCAGAGCCAGCTCGCTGCCGAATTCGTCGGCCTCACGAACGAATGCCGACACTCCCGTCCAGCCGAGAAGCTGGATAGCCTGCAGGCGCAACGACCCGAATACGAGCCGATGCTCGTCGGCCTCGGAACGAACGACTTCGATCGGCTGCAATAGGCCATGCAGCGAGATGTTTTCAGCCATCGCGGAGATAGCGTCGGGCTGGTGTTTACGGTGGCTGGATGGAATGACGACCGACCGCACCGGAACCTCAACGAGGAACTGAGGGGCCGAAACTGTGTCAGAAATCTTCTTGAACGCGGACACAGAAGTCATGCAACGCTCCGAGCGTTGTCAGTGGAAGCACCGCGTTTTTGACTCGCGTTCGCTTTCGCCTTGCTGCTAGTGTCCGCGCTGTCATGACGGCCAAGTGTGTACTGGTCAGGAAACAGCTCGCGGAACTTTACGCCCAAAGCTCTGGCGATAGCCTCAGCGCCAGGGCGGCTAGCCCCGATCATTCCTGCGCGGCATGCGCTGTCGTACAGGCCAGCATCGCGGGCAATTCCGGTCAGGGTTAAACCCTTTTCCAGCAGCGCTCTCTTGATGGCCGCGCGGTCCCACTTCGTAGTGGTCGTCATGGTGGCTCCCTGTTTTTTCTGACCTCTGAGAAAGGTCGGTTGGCTGGGTGTCGGTGTTCAAACGACGTTCAAACAATGTTGCAACGGAATATTCGCACTAAAGGGTGAATAAATCAACACTAAAGGACGAATGGTGCGTCAGAGTTCGCACTTTCGGACGAGCAGGCGGTATTCCCAATAAGGCACTGATATCGTTATGGAACCTTGGTTTCTATGCGCTCTGTCTTTAGTCTGACGAAGGGTCAGAGTTAATCTATGGTGGGAACAACTTTTGCCGAAAGGCTGAATTTGGTGATCGGAAAATTCGAATCGCCCCATGCCTTCTCGAAGAAAGCTGGCGTTAGTGACTCGGCGATCAGAAAGTATCTGGCTGGGTCATCACCTGGCCTTGACGCCCTGCTGAGGATCGCTGACGCAGGCGACGTAAGACTCGACTGGCTTGCGGCAAATCGAGGCCCTATGCACAAGGACGATGCGCAGGCTCAGACGGTCGACGATGTGATGGTCATATCCGAGGGTCACACGTTCCATATTGAAATGAAAAGCAGGCCGTCGGCGGAGTTTTCGCTGGTGCCACGACTTGATATTCAGGCTTCAGCGGGCAATGGGCTTGTTCCATATGAAGATGACCCGCTCGAGTTTCTTGCTTTCCAATCCGATTGGCTCCGTAGCAAGAAGATCAACCCAGCCGCCGCCCGCGTCCTGACCGCGCGCGGCGACAGCATGGAAGAGACCATCAGAGATGGCGACGTGCTCCTGGTTGATACATCGATCAGCCGCGTGAAGGATAATGCGATCTATGTCGTCTCTTATGGCGACATGCTTCTTGTCAAACGCATTCACGGTCGAGTTAACGGGTCGCTTCAATTAATAAGTGATAACCCTCGGTACCCCGCTGAGGAGGTTGCTGCAGGCGAGGTCGACCTCATCAACATTGCTGGCCGCGTCATGTGGTTCGGTAGATCGATTTGAATGGCTGAGTGCCATATGATCTTGCGGAAGTGCTTTTGTCGCCTGCTCGATGAGTGCTGTTCAAAGCCTTATTTTCCGGGCCTTAGTCGAGCTTTCCCGGATATTCCCGGATAATCCCGCTTACTGCCATGTGATCTAACGGGTTACAGTTCCATCGTGGATACACCGGGAGGCGTCCCGGCGAGGTGGAGCCGGCGCTGGTGGTGGAGAAAGGACGTAAGTCTCCAGCAGCAGGGTTCGCGGAAACTGGTTCCCCTCCGGCGACACGGGGGAAGTTTTGCGAGTGTCAGAACTCGTCAGGCTTCTGAGGCCCGAAAGCGCGCCGGGCGTGCCTGTGCGGCCCACATGATCGCCAGTCGGTTAGCGATAACCGGGATGGCTTTGGCAGAGGAACCGAAGTCGCGGGCAATCCTCGGGTTTAACCCGAGGACCAGAACGGGGCACTGGGAGGTGTCAATTACTCACTAAATTACGAGGCAGCTTTCAGTGCCCCGGCCGCATGGCCCCACGAATGTGGGGAGTTTTTAGAAAACCGAAGATCGCCAAGAGATGACTCTGTCGTTGTCGATCCAACTGTGGAAATCGCATGTTTCGCGGCAATACGCCGCATAATTGCTTGTCCGATCACGGGCAGCTTGCCTTGTCGTGGCGAAAAAGAGGCCGCATGATTGATCGGTTAAAGATTCATTTCAGCCACGGGCAGCGGTTTGTTCGCTCGCTGTGACTGGTCGGTCGGGAGCCGCGTTTGCGGCGGTAACTAAACGGCGGCAACGTCGAACCCGCGAGGAAACGGGGAAGGGAAGACAGGGACGATGAAAATTGGAGCGTTGAAGGAACGCGCGGAGAACGAGGCGCGTGTCGCGATGACGCCCGACTCTGCGCTGGCATTGCAGAAACTCGGTTATGACTGTTTGATCGAGACGGGTGCGGGCAAGGCCGCCGGCTTTTCGGACGATGCCTATCGCGCCGCCGGCGTGACGGTTGCGGAAAATGCCGCGGCACTGTCGTCACAGGCTGATGTGATCGCAAAGGTTCGTCCGCCGGAAAGTGCGGAACTCGCCGATCTCGGTCCGGGCAAAACGCTGATCTCGTTCTTCTACCCGGCACAGAATTCGGCCCTTCTCGAAGAAGCCAAGGCGAAGGGCGTCAACGTCATCGCCATGGACATGGTGCCGCGCATTTCGCGTGCGCAGAAGATGGACGCCCTGTCGTCGATGGCCAACATTGCCGGCTACCGCGCCGTCATCGAGGCCGGCAACAATTTCGGTCGTTTCTTCACCGGTCAGGTCACCGCCGCCGGCAAGGTTCCGCCGGCCAAGGTTCTGGTCATCGGCGCCGGTGTGGCAGGGCTTGCCGCCATCGGCACCGCCACCTCGCTCGGCGCCATCACTTATGCCTTCGACGTTCGCCCGGAAGTGGCTGAACAGATCGAATCCATGGGTGCCGAATTCGTTTTCCTCGATTTCAACGGCGACAGCCAGGATGGCGCCGCGACCGGTGGTTATGCCGCCCCGTCCTCGCCGGAATTCCGCGAAAAGCAGCTGGAAAAATTTCGCGAGCTTGCGCCTGAGATCGATATCGTCATCACCACGGCGCTGATTCCGGGTCGCGACGCGCCAAAACTGTGGCTGGCCGATATGGTCGCCGCCATGAAGCCCGGCTCGGTCATCGTCGATCTCGCTGCCGAGCGCGGCGGCAATTGCGACCTGACGGTTGCCGACCAGAAGGTCGTTTCCGAAAACGGCGTCACCGTCATCGGTTACACCGATTTCCCGAGCCGCATGGCCGCGCAGTCGTCGACGCTTTATTCGACGAACATCCGCCACATGATGACGGACCTGACGCCGGCCAAGGACGGTGTGGTCGTTCATAACATGGAAGACGACGTCATCCGTGGCGCGACCGTTACCAAGGAAGGCGAGATAACCTTCCCGCCGCCACCGCCGAAGATCAAGGCGATCGCCGCCCAGAAGCCGAAGGAAAAGGTCAAGGAACTGACCGCTGAGGAAAAGCGCGCCAGGGAAGTGGCCGCCTTCAAGGCGCAGACCAAGAACCAGGCCATCCTGCTGGCTGTCGCGACCGTGCTTCTGCTGATCGTCGGTGCCTACGCGCCCGCCAGCTTCATGAGCCATTTCGTCGTCTTCGTGCTCGCCTGCTTCATCGGTTTTCAGGTCATCTGGAACGTGTCGCATTCGCTGCACACCCCGCTGATGGCCGTCACCAACGCCATTTCCGGCATCGTCATCCTCGGCGCGCTGTTGCAGATCGGCTCCGGCAACTGGCTGGTCGTCATCCTCGGTGCCCTGTCGGTTCTGGTCGCCACCATCAACATCGTCGGCGGGTTCCTCGTCACACGGCGCATGCTCGCCATGTTCCAGAAGTCGTGA